AGCTAACAAAAAATGTCAATAGATAAAATAGATCAAAAAATAAAAGAAAAATACAGCGAGTGGAAATATATTTTACCAAGAGCACTCGAGTCAAGATTTCATAGTACAGATATGCCAGACTTTGCGGCCAGCGTAAATTCATATGATCCAAAGTTTGTAATTGATTGCGGTTGTGGTTTTAACTATTGGAAAGGCAAGATACAGAATCTTGTAGGATTTGATAGCACAGATTATGGCAATAATGATTTGGTTTGCAATTTTACAGAAGCAGATAATTTTTTTACAAAAGAGTCAGCTGATATTGTATTAGTACTTGGATCAATTAACACATCAAACAAAGAACATATCGAACATAATTTAAATTTAGCAATTAGTTGGGTAAAGCCTGGCGGGTATATTGTAATGAGAACAAGAAGTGATTTTGATACACTTATGAAGGATTTACCAACAGGCGGCGAAAATAATTTTATATGGAATGCGTTTGCAATTAAAGAATATACAGACAAATATAATTTAGTTTTTCATAAGCCAGTTGAGCTACGATATGAAATAGTTGAAACCTTATCTGAATCTGATTTGGAAAATTATCAAGAGATAATGCGTCCAGGAAGTGAATCATTTGACGTAATTACACGTGAAGTGGAAAGACGAAAAAACAGCATAAAAGCTGACAAACTTACTATGATCAAACCCAAGTATTGTTGGTGGTGGCAAAAAAGATAAAAAATTTACCAAAAAAGACTTGACTTTTGAATATAAGATAAATATACTAGTAGATAATGTTTAATACATTATTGAAACTTAGGCAAACATATACTAACACAGGCTAATAGGAGGCTCAAAGTATGACAACACTAGCAGAAATACGTGCTAAACTGGCTGAACAAGACAACAAACAGTCAAAGCAATCCACAAATGACAACGCAATTTATCCATTCTGGAACATTCCAGAGGGTACAACTGCGACACTAAGATTTTTACCCGATGCTGATCAAAGCAACACTTTCTTTTGGGTAGAAAGACAAATGATCAAACTTCCTTTTGCAGGAATCAAAGGTCAAGAAGCAAAACCAACATTGGTACAAGTTCCATGTAATGAGATGTGGGGCGAACCATGTCCGGTACTTGCTGAAGTAAGACCTTGGTTTAAAGATCCAAGTCTAGAAGACATGGGTAGAAAATATTGGAAGAAGAGATCTTATATTTTCCAAGGGTTTGTAGTAAATTCTCCACTTGATGAAGATACTACTCCAGAAAATCCGATTAGACGTTTTGTAATTAATCCGTCTATCTACAATATTATTAGATCAGCATTAATGAATCCAGAGATGGAAGATCTTCCAACTGATTTAACAAAAGGTAGAGAGTTTAAATTAACTAAAACTCAAAAAGGTGGCTATGCTGATTATTCAACATCATCATGGTCGTTTAAAGAAAGAGCATTAAGCGATAGTGAACTTTCAGCAATGAAAGAACATGGCTTACATAATCTTTCTGATTATCTACCAAAGAAACCATCACAAGATGAGTTGAATGCAATTTCAGAATTGTTCAAAGCATCAGTAGATGGCGAACTTTATGATCCAGATAGATTTAGTCAGTATTACAGACCAGCTGGATTACAAGTAAGTGGTTCAGGTGGTTCAAATGCAACTACTACAACTGCAACAACATCTCCGGCGGCAAGTCAGTCTGCACCGGCTGTTGAAACTGCACCAGTAGTTGAAACTGCACCAGCGAAGGAGCCAGAGGTTGTAGTACAACCAACTCCAGAACCTGCAATGGCAACAACATCCGCGGCAACTACAACTGCCTCAAGTGAGCCTGCATCTAATAATGCAGATGATATCTTGGCGATGATTAGAGCTAGACAAAAAAAGTAAAATAACATATAATGAAGGGTGTGCTTCGGCACACTCTTTATTCTGGAGATTAAAATGGTAAGACCTTTCGACGTAAGTAAATTTAGAAACAGTTTAACAAAAAGTATCCAAGGTATCTCTGTAGGCTTTGATTCAGATCCAACAACATGGATATCAACAGGAAATTATACTTTAAATCATCTTATCAGTGGCGACTTTGAAAAAGGTATTCCACTTGGTAGGGTAACAATGTTAGCGGGTGAATCAGGATCAGGCAAAAGTTTGATTGCGTCCGGTAACATTATTTCAAATGCACAAAAGCAAGGAATATTTTGTATTGTTTTTGACTCAGAAAATGCATTAGATGAATCATGGTTACAAGCACTTGATGTAGACACATCACCTGACAAATTGATGAGAATTAATGTTGCAATGGTTGACGATGTTGCAAAGACAATAGCAGAGTTTGTAACAAAATACAGAGCAGATTATGGAGCATTAGAAAAATCAGAAAGACCAAAAATAATGTTTGTAATTGACTCATTGGGTATGTTGTTGACACCAACAGACAGAGACCAATTTGAAAAAGGTGATATGAAAGGTGATATGGGTAGAAAACCAAAAGCCTTAACAGCACTTGTAAGAAATTGTGTTAATATGTTTGGTGAATTGAATATTGGTATGCTATGTACTAACCATACGTATGCATCACAAGATATGTTTGATCCAGATGATAAAATATCAGGTGGACAAGGATTTATCTATGCAAGTAGTATTGTTATAGCAATGAAAAAACTCAAACTAAAAGAAGATGAAGCTGGAAATAAAATTTCAGACATAAGAGGTATTAGATCAGCAATTAAAGTTATGAAAACAAGATTTAATAAACCTTTTGAATCTGTACAAGTTAAGATTCCATATGAGACTGGAATGAATCCATATTCAGGACTTGTTGAATTATTTGAGAAAAAAGGTATGTTGGTCAAGGATGGTAATAGACTTAGATATGTTGATCGATTTGGTAAAGAGCATAAACACTATAGAAAAGATTGGACAGGTGAAAATCTTGATATGATTATGGCCGAATTTAAAGAGATTGAAAAAACTAAAGAGGAGATTACCGATGACAGCAACGAGTGATGAATTAGATGTAATTTTAGAAGTCTGGGAAAGACTTGTAGAATATATTCCTGACAAAGATAAAGATGCCGCGGCAGTTTCGTTCGTTAGTTACTTAGATAATATTCATCTAGATGGGCAAGACTGGGAAAAAGTAAAAGAAGCAGACGTCCGTTTGAGTGATGCTTATACAGAACTATTTGGAGAAGATGAAGAAGAAGATGCATTCTCCGATGATGAAGATAACGATGGCTACTAATTGGTATGGACAGGTTACAAGCGATCTAGGAAAGTTAGTTCCTTGTATGGAATATTATGAAGATCAACTTGAACAAGCAAGAGTTGATTGTGGCCTATCCGGAAACATTGAAAAAAATGCATCAAAAGTTCCAGGCATTGTTGAACACAGATTTAACCAACTACAAGAAATTGAAGCAATATTAGAATATCTTAATATTGAACTAAGAAGAGTTAGAGCAAAACATTATAAAAAGTTACTAGAAACTTACAACAGAGCATTAACATCAAATGATGTAAAAAATTATATTGATGGTGAAGATGAGGTTGTTAATATGTCTAAGGTAACAAATGAGTTTGCTCTACTACGAAACAAATATCTTGGGCTATTAAAAGCAATTGATGCCAAGCAATTTCAAATCAATAATATTGTCAAATTGAGAGTGGCAGGACTAGATGATGCCGAACTATTTGCAAAAAACAATTGACAAATACAAGAATAGCTTGTATATTAATAATATGAATTGGATAATAAAAAATGAATACTAGAGATATTATTTTTGGAATATGTTACACAGTCTTTATTGTACTTGTTGTTTCTTCGTATTTTTTATATTTGGATATCCAAGAACAACTTTATAACATTCGAACTGAAATTGATTATTTAATACAAACAGTTGAAATGCTAGAATGGGAGTTATATGTTCCAGATATTCAACCTGAGATATAGTATGAAATATGAAAAAAGCAATTCTGATAATCAAAGACGAAGTTAATGTCAAGTTTGATGGCCTAGATGTTAATACTAGAAGAAAGATTTCCGACAAATTAAAATTCTTTGTACCGTATGCATATCATCTGCCATCATATAAACTTGGTAGATGGGATGGTAACATAAGATTTTGTGATATTGGCGGTAGAACTTATTTAAATTTATTAGATAAAATATTACCTATCATAGAAGAAGAAGGTTATCAACTTGATATTGATGATTTTAGAAAATCATTTGATTTGAAATTTGATGCTATTGATAAAAATTATCTCAGTAATATTAGATGGCCTAAAGGACATACACATGAAGGTCAGCCAATTGAGTTAAGAGATTATCAAGTAGATGCAATTAACAACTATTTAGAAAATCCACAATCTTTACAAGAAATCGCCACAGGTGCAGGTAAAACAATTATTACTGCAACATTATCTAAAATATCAGAACAGTATGGTAGAACAATAGTTATTGTTCCAAACAAGTCACTTGTAACACAAACAGAAGAAGACTATAAAAATATTGGATTAGATGTAGGTGTTTATTATGGTGAAAGAAAAGAATTTGATCATACACATACAATTTGTACATGGCAAAGTCTTAATGTAATGTTAAAGAAAACTAAAGCTGAAATTGACGATGCTGACATAGAACATTTTATTAGAGATGTTGTTTGTGTGATGGTAGATGAAGTACACATGGCAAAAGCTGACGTACTAAAGCAATTACTTACAGGCGTATTTGCTAAAGTTCCAATGAGATTTGGACTAACAGGAACAATACCAAAACAAGATTATGAGTTTACAAGTTTATTATGCGGACTAGGACCAGTAATTAATAAACTGTCAGCAAGTGAATTACAAGATAAGGGAGTATTAGCAAACTGTCACGTAAATATTATACAGACACAAGACTTTGGACAGTTTCCAACTTATCAAAATGAAGTATCTTATTTGACTTCAAATGAAAATAGACTAGGTTTTATTTCTAATCTCATTGAAGAAATACGTAATTCAGGAAACACATTGATACTTGTTGATAGAATAAAAACAGGACATTTACTAGAAGATTTAATAGTAGGAGGCACATTTATTCAAGGTAAAACAAAGATGGAAGATAGACAAGAAGAGTATAATGAAGTAGCAACAGAACAGAATAAAGTTCTTATTGCTACATATGGTGTAGCGGCAGTAGGGATTAACTTGCCAAGAATATTCAATTTAGTTTTAGTTGAGCCTGGTAAATCTTTTGTTAGAGTTATACAGTCAATTGGAAGAGGCATAAGAAGAGCCAAAGATAAAGATCACGTGCAAATATGGGATATCACTTCAAGCTGTAAATTTTCCAAAAGACACTTAACTGAAAGAAAAAAGTTTTACAAAGAAGCAAAATACCCGTATACTATAGAAAAGGTAAACATATGATAAAAATATTAACGGTTGATAATCAGGCTTACAACTTGAACGACATACCAGACGAAGTAGAAGACTTACAATATTGTATATTAGATTGTAGTACCAAAGATCCAGACTATTTCTTTATACCACTAATCTTTTTAGAAAAGTTTTCTTCTCCTGCTGTAGTATTAGAAATAAAAGGAAAAACAATACAAATGCCAATGGATTGGAGTATACTTGCTTGTGAACCAGAATTAGGTAGAGCAGATGTTATTCCACTAACAAGTTTAAACACAAGAGGTTTTGAAACATTGTTGTTTAATCCTATATCATCTTATATGCCAAACTATGCTGAACCAAAAATTCTAAACGTATTTCAAGAAGTAAACTGGCACGTACCAAAATTAAAGAATGGACATTTACTAGCAATTCCAATTGAAGATGGTGATAAACCAAGATGTGTATTCTTTTGCAAAGAATATAATCATGTATTTGACAATATAGACTTAGGAAGTTTAATATAATGATAACAACAAAAGACCCAGGTAAGGCACATTTTTATATTAGTTTAGTTAAAAGCAGTTTAAGAATAGCAGGTTGTCTTGTTGCGGCCTATAGTGGTTCTGTAATTGCGTTGGCATTTTTTCTTGGACTTGCTGAAGTCTTGGGAATAGCAGAGGAAGTATTTTAATGGCAAAAGAAAAGATTAATTTAAATCAGATGTTATATCAGATTGATTCTGGAAATAAAAAATGGTATAACGAGCTTGATGACGAAATTAAAAAATCATTTTCTCCATACTTGGCAATGCGATTTGCAAGTTCTACAGATGGACAACAACAATTAAAAGAACATTATCTTTTAGCTGTAAATGAATTTTGTAATAAAAACTTTTCTTTAATACAGAAGCACGGTGGTGACTCAGAATTATTCTGGAAACTATTAGCTGTTTGCGGTGTTAAAAAGAAAATGTTTCATCCATGGATTAAAGCACCAAAAGGCAAAGGCAAAAAAAGTAAAGTTGATGAACTGTTATCTGAAGCATATCCAAATGCAAAACTAGATGAAAAAGAACTGTTAAAAGAAATTATGACAAAAGATGATATAAGAAATCTAGCAATAGATTTAGGTTGGGAAGACAAAGAGATTAAACTGTTACTGAAATGACAGACGCAAAATTAGATTATAGATATAAAGTTAAAGATGAAAAATTTGCCAGACTGGCATTTTATTCATTTACATACTTCTATGAGAAAACAATGCCTCATATGAGAAAGGATAAATCATATGATGATTTTGCAAAAAGCAAATACTGGAATTCTTTTATAGAATTTGGTAGATATCTTGTTGAGGTAAATGTTGTATCTCCTGACAAATATCTTGATTATTTAATCAGCAAAAAAGTAAAACTTGAACGTTGGTCAAGTGATACTGTATATGAAGAATACATTATAGAAAATTTAAAAATTGAAACACCACAAAAGGCACTTGAAAGATCAGTACTAACAATGAAAAAATGGGCTGATGAATGCAATGAAGATTGGGCAATGTTTTTCAAATTAGTTACAGCAAATAGGTTGGTATTTTATATAACCGCTGGTAAATTATCGCCATGGATATTGTATCATTCCAAAGGAGGATTGGACGCATTAACTAGTTTTAGCGATGAACAGCTAAAATTAGTGAATAAATACATCAGTCCAATATATTGGAATAATCTATTTGACAAAAACAAAGAAGATGTTATATTTGTTAAACAAGTAATGAAGAAAGCAAACATATGAAAAGTTGGTTTATAGTATTAGCACTTTTATTGTGTACAGGTTGTTCAAATCCATTTGTGGTTTTTACAGCTCAACAAGCCACGCAATTAGAAATTGCATCAACTATTAAGACAGGTGTTGATATGGCGTTAACTGCCGATGGACAAAAATCAACAAATGATATTATACTTTCAAATTTAACAAATAAAGATTGTAAATTTACAAGAGCATTCGATGATATGGATGTATGTTTACCAATCCAAGGCACTCAAATAAGAATATTACATAGAGATTTTCCAGTACATGACTTCGATAGCCAAAACTGATATTGATATAGATCTAGCAGATAGAACTCAACTATTAGAAAAGTTGAAACATACTCCTGCATCAATTATTACAGATAAAGAAACTAAAAAGCATAACACAGGAGTATACTTTACAGATATACCTGTGAATCCATTTACGCAATCAGCAAATATAGATTACAAACAAGCAGAAGATAGAGGGTATTTTAAATTAGATTTTTTAAACGTCAGTTTGTATAAACAGATTAAAAGTGAAGAACATCTTAACCAGTTATTAGAAAAAGAGCCAGTATGGGAACTACTTGGGCACGAAGATTTCGTGAAAGAACTCTTTCACGTAGGAGATCACAGCCAGATTTTAAAACAGTTGAAACCACAGAACATAGAACAACTAGCGGCGGTATTAGCAATAATCAGACCAGCAAAGAGACATTTACTAAACAAGACGTGGACAGAAATAATGAACGAAGTATGGCAGAAGCCAAGTGATGGAGCATACTACTTTAAAAAGGCACACGCCATTGCGTATGCTCATGCTATTCTTGTTCAGATGAATCTGATTGTTGAACAAGCTGTTTCTTAACAGTTTTATTAACTAGTGATATTTGTCTTCTTTTAATTCTTTTTCTTATTACATTTTGCATACTGGTCATTGGACCAAATACTACTTCAAGATCTTTAGTAACAAAGTTTTTAAGTGAGTGGTTGAAAACATCAAAATCTCCACTTAAAAATATGTTAATAGGAATTAATCTATTTGATTCCCACCACCACATTTCACCCATATCTAAAAATACCTTTTTAAGCTCAGGAGATGTAATGTTGTCGTAGACGTACATTGAAGTGACTATTTGGTCACTATTTTGAATAACACCTATAAATTCCTGACTTGCATACTTAATACAAGTTAAAAACGGAAACTTTTCTTTAAGCTCTAATACGTCCATACTATACTAATTTATCTCTTTTGAATTTAGTAAATAAATAAGTATACAATGGAACCGACAAATGAGCAACGATTTATATTTTTACACAAATGAACACACTTTATCAGTAAATACATTAAACACAGGATTTTGCATTAGAACTATGTACGACAAAGTAATTAAAATACATAAAGGCGTAGATAATAACGTTTCTTTTACTCTTAAAGACGAGAGCAATAGGAAAGTTGATGTAACAAATCATACTGTTGTTTTTAATCTGATAAATGCAAAGAGCAAAAAATCCATACTACAGAAGTCTATGACAAAGGTAAATGCACTATCTGGCAAGGTTAGCCTGTCAATTTTAGCAAGAGAATTAAACTCTTTGTCAGAAGATTTGTATAGTTACACAGTATTTTTAGCAGATTCGTCCAACAACACCATGCCGGTGTACACAGATTTAGCGGGATATGTAGAAGGCACAATACAACTAGAAACTGGATATTACCCAGGTCATCAACCAACACAAGAAGTTACAAACTTTACAGTTAGAAATAGCAAAAATTATAGTGATAATTTCAAAGGCAATGAAAATCATAAACATACTATTGCAATTTACTCAACAAACTTTACAGGAACAGTTCAAGTTCAAGGTAATCTTGACATAATAGCTTCTACTAATGACGATGATTGGTTTCCAATACCATTGTCAGGAGGTACAAAAAGTTTAAGTTTTTCAGCTGAGTCAGGAGTTAATCCTTTTGTGTTCACTTGCTCATCACCACATATCAGAGTAGAATATGTTGCTACATCTGGTACAGTTGACAAAGTGTTGTTGAGATCATAATGCCCCTGAAGTTTGAAATTACTCCCATATCAATCAGTTCAAATTTACAGAAAGCTGAATATCTGTACAATAGAGATTTCGGTTTGTCAGCAGTATATGTTGTTCCTAAACAAACATCTCACAAGAATTTAGGTATACACATAGATCTGGTTGCAATACCAGATGCACTAGAACTACAACATCATGCAGTTGAGAAAGCTAAAAAAATGTGTGCCAAAAATGCATTAGCAGGTATTGAATATGGCGCAGGTGTATTTGTAATCACAAGCAAATTTATGTATAGCAGTAGCATTGGTCCTGCACAATATATGAATTTTTTTAAATTCATACAAACATATCTTAACAGCCATAAAGATAATTTTTATTGTCTATCTGATGGCGTAGTGGACATACTAAAAGATGAAGACAGAAAAGGTCTCAAAAAAATTACACAAGGTGTAAACAAATTTCTAGACATATCTCGAGATAAATTGAGTGAATGTTTCTATGATACACTAGTTGGTTGTTACAAAGTATTAGAAGATCACTACTACAATGGATTACCTACCAATTATGCTGTATATGGAACACCAGCACAGACATTGAGATTAACAGCATCAATGAAACCAAGAAACCCAGATCCAGACTCACCAATTGCTTTGTTGCTACAAGGTGTCAGCAGTTACGGAAGTATAGCACATCTTGAAAAACATAAAATAGTAATTTGTAACAACGATGACTATTGGCAACCAGGAATAGAAGCAGACATGGCCAAAGAGTTTGAATCAAAAGGAATATTGTATGTGCCTGCAGAATTAGTAAAAATTGCTTACAACATTATGATTGAAGGTGTTATAAATGTAGCCAGAAATGAAGATGAATCAAAAGAAATGGCTATGTGGCTAATGGAAAGAACAAACACACTACTAGAACATACTAAAAATTACAAAATGTCGTTGTACGATATATGTCGTGAAATTGGTTATGCACAAATGGAAAACCGATCCAACCGATTCAAATTGCACCAAGTTGGTGTTGGAAGAAACAAATCCAGAGTTTAGATTGACATTCAGCAAGTAATTTGTTATATTACTTGTATGGACTTAAGAACTGAAATACTAACAAAACTACCCGTGCGAAAAAAGGTTACACCAAGTGGTTGGTTAACAATCAATTGTCCAATGTGTGCATCACAAGGACAATCACGTAATGATACTAAAAGCCGCGGCGGATTTGTATTCAAAGATGGATTGAGTTATCATTGTTTTAACTGTAATTACAAAGCCAGTTACCAGACAGGCAGACTACTTAACAAAAAAATGAGAATGTTATTAACAGGTATAGGATTTAGCGACAGTGAAGTAAAGACGTTACAACTTCAGGCAATGAAAGAAAAATCTGATGAGCCTGATACATTCAAGCCATCGTATGATGATATAACATTTAAAGAAGTAGCATTACCACAAGGTGCAAAATTATTTGAAGAGTTTACGGATCCAAAAGATGCCGCTAATATAATACAGCTTTACAAATACATACACCAACGTAATTTACTATTCTATAAAAACTACTACTATACAAACGTCGCATACAATAACTTTAATAATCGTGTAATAGTACCATTCACATACAACGGCAAAACAGTAGGCTATAGTGCCAGACTATTCAACGATTCTAAAGGACCAAAGTATTATACAAGTTCACAACCAGGATATATGTTTAACATGGATAACTTGTTTAAAGAAAGAAAATATGTTATACTAGTTGAAGGTGTATTTGATGCTATTGCAATAGATGGTGTTGCAGTATTACATAATGAATTAAATCCTAATCAAATTAATTTGATTAACAAAGCAAAAACAACCAGTGAAATAATTGTTTGTGCTGATAAAGACAAAGCAGGTAACAAACTTGTAAAGACAGCACTAGATAATGATTGGTCAGTTAGCTTTCCAGAATTTGAAACAGGAATTAAAGACTGTGCTGACGCAGTACAAAAATATGGTCAGATATTAACAATAAGAATGATAATTGATAATATTGTTCGTAGTAAAACGAAGATTCAAGTATTAACCAAAATAGGAGCATAAAATGGCAACCAAAGAAGAGATAACAACAAAATCTGGTCCAGATAAAGGACAAGGTCCTAATCCAATGCAACCAGGTATGATGATGTGGGAACAAGGTATAATTTACTTTTCTGAAGACTTCAACGCAAAGTCTACAGCACCAGTAATTAATACAATTATTGAAAAGAATCTAATGCCACAATCAAGAAGACCAAAAGAGATTACATTAGTAATCAATTCACCAGGTGGATCGGTACACGCCGCTTTTGCCTTAATTGATACAATGAAAGGTTCGGCTATACCAATTAAAACTGTTGGACTAGGATTGATTGCATCTTGTGGTGTACTAACATTTATGGCGGGTCATAAAGGAAGAAGAGTTATTACTCCAAATACATCAATACTATCGCATCAGTACTCATGGGGATCTGGTGGTAAAGAACACGAACTATTTGCAAGAGTTAGAGAGTTTGAACTTTCTACAGAACGTATGTTGGCACATTACAAGGCTTGTACAGGTATGTCTGAAAAAACAATCAGAGAAGTTTTATTACCACCACAAGATGTTTGGTTATCTGCCAAAGAAGCTGTCAAGTATGGTATTGCAGATAAAGTAGTAAAGGTATATTAAAGGATAAATTATGTCAAGAACATTAAACAATGAGCAAATTGCAAAGCTCAAAAATACGATACAAGAAGGCTGTAATATAAAACAGCAATCACAAGATCTAAATGAAGCTATGACAGATCTTGTAAAGACAGTAGGTAAAGATATGGATATAAAACCTTCTGTATTAAAAAAAGCAATAAGTGTTGCCTTTAAAAACAACTGGCATGACACAGTCGCTGAGCAAGATGATTTAGAAAGTATATTGATTGCTACAGGGAGAATACAAGGAAGTAACTAGTGAGTAAAAGAGAAAGGGCTCTTATTATAATTTTGGTTGCCGTAATGGCTCTTTCAAATCTGTTTATATCTTATCAAATAATAGATTTACAAAACACAGTAACACATTTATTTGAAAAAGTTTATATGCATGAGGCAATTTTACAGATACTAGAATTATTCCAAGGAAACAAAGGAGTAGAAACAAATGCAAGTATCACTCGTTGATAAAATGGGTTCAGATTTGACAGTAGTAAATGCCGCTAGGGTGTCGTTTGCAAAAGAGTCAGAATGGGATACAATTACACCATCAGGTAAAACACCTGGATTATTACAAGATAAAGATGAAAAATTAATTAAGTATCTTGCAACACATGAACATTGGTCACCTTTTGCACATTGCACTTTGCAATTTAGAATTAAGGCTCCTGTATTTGTAGCAAGACAATTAGTAAAACATCAAGTTGGGTTAGCTTGGAATGAAGTATCAAGAAGATACGTTGATGATGATCCAGAATTTTTTATTCCAGATAACTGGAGGTTAAAAGCTGAAGATAAGAAACAAGGTAGTAGCAACGAAGCAATTGAATTTGATGTATCAGAATTAATTGGTCACGCCTGTGATACATATGATAGAATGCTTGAAGCCAATATTGCTCCAGAGATGGCAAGAATGGTATTACCACAAAATATGATGACAGAATGGTATTGGAGTGGAACGTTGTATGCCTTCGCTAGAGTTTGTAACTTGAGATGTGCAGATGATACTCAAGCTGAAACAAGAGTAGTAGCAGACTTGATTGATGAATTAACTGAACAAGAATTTCCTATATCATGGAATTACTTGCGAAATGATAAAAAATAAGTTATAATGGTGAACTATGGCACAACATAAAGAAAAAGTAAAAGATTATTCAGCAGACTTACAAAAACTCTTTATTGAGTTTATGATTACTGATCCATCTCTTTACGTAAGAGTAGCTAATATTACAAGAACAAAATTCTTTGTAAGAAATCTGGCGCCAGCAATTAAATTTATTTGGGATCATTCTAGAGAGCATAATGCAGTTCCAACAGTAGAACAAATTAAAGCAGAAACTGGTGTTGAATTAAACAAAGTTCCAGATATAGATGACAGGCATAAAGAATGGTTCATGAAAGAATATGAAACATTTTGTAGACACAAAGCATTAGAGATAGCAATTATTGATTCAACTGATTTATTGGAACAAGGTGATTATGGTGTTGTAGAAGAAAAGATTAAAAATGCAGTACGTATTGGATTAACAAGAGACTTAGGTACAGAATACTTTTTAGATCCGAAAGCAAGATTATTATCACTCAAAGATAATAATGGAACAATAAGCACAGGCTGGAAAGGATTAGACAAAAAACTGTATGGTGGATTTAACAAAGGTGAATTGAATATATTTGCAGGACAATCCGGTGCAGGTAAATCTTTATTCTTACAAAACTTGGCATTGAACTGGGTAATGACAGGACTTAATGTTGTATATTTTACTTTTGAATTGAGTGAAGAACTATCAGCAATGAGAATTGACTCTATGACAACTGATATTCCAACAGGTGAAATATTTAAAAAGATTGATGATGTTGACTTACAAGTTAGAATAGCAGGTA